AAGGTGGTATTTTGTGGGTATAAGACCTCACATTCAGAGTGACACACACAAAAAAAATAAAATTACCACAATAAATAAGTTTATCTAACTGTTTTGTAACTATAGTCTAACATTTTTAGTTTTGTTAGTTAATGTTAACTATTTTGTTCTAACATGCTGTAGTTAGGGAGCAGACGTGCATGGAAATGCACGCCTACAGCCTAATGTTACAGTTACGCAGTTACAGGTTCTGCTTTAAGAGCACTTAAACTCTCTACAGCCTGACCTTTTAAGTTAGCTTCAGATATTTGTTTACCATTATCATGAGCAATCAATTCATCTACAGCATTAATATCAGCACTAAATGTAGATACTCTATAGATAGGCTTTCCTTTTACAGAGCAAGCTATCTTTGTTTTACCTGCATACTTAATATCATTCATAGGATTTTTTAGATTGAAAGGCTCTAAGCTTTCCTTATGCACAATCTTACCTACTAAACCTTTATTCAATGTTTCTTCCATTGCTTTAAGGTTTTCCATAGTACCTTGGATTAGACACGTTGGTGTCTTTATATCCACCCAGCCTGTTGCTGATACAGCAAATGCACCTTTTTGTTCCATTACTACAAAGCCGTATAATGGGTTTTTAGATGTTCTTACTGTTAATCCGTCTTCTGATTTTCTTACTGTTACTAAATTCATAATGTTTAATATTTAATTTTTGATTATAAATGTGGTAATACATTTACTGAAAGTTTATTAAGCATAATTACCTATGCGTTATATAGTTTGGGAGCAGAGGCATTGGAAAATGCCTTTATGTAGTGAGTGTGTGTACGTACTATAGTTACTGATGAATACAAACAAATCAATGATGTACTGATATTCAGTAGATACTTACGTTGACACAGTAGCACTACACTACTCCGTTGTGAGAGATACAGATGTGTACATTTTATTTTTTAGTACACTTGTTTTGTATCTCTACACAAGTTGCACAGCAGTAGCCAATGTTGATAGGGGGTACCACCGGTGCAAAACTTAGTTGGGGAGCAGTACAGTAATACCTCTTGAAAGTGCCAAACACACAATTTTTTGGTGGGGCGTAGGGACAATTTTACAGTAGGCGGGGGCATGTTGTGCTAGAAAAATTTTCATAGGATTTTTAAATTTAGTATATTGTTCTTATAGAAGAGTTACTCACTAAATAAAATGATATGGCAGACTGGGATGATAATGATAAGACAGAAGGGGGTGGACTGTCAGATATACAACAAATGCAAATGGATGCTATTATATTAGATACTGCATACAATAATGCTTGGATGTTGCTGGCCGGAGAAATAACTTTTGACGAACTTATATCAAGTCAATTCAGTGAAGGAAAAGAATTAGTGATGGCTTATGATCCAGATAACGGACCAAAACTTGAAGAATTAGAAAATATAATAGCGTACTTCGTAGAAGAAGAAGACTATGAAAAGTGTGCAAAATTAAGAGATATAATGTTTAAGGCGTATCCAGAAACATACAAAGCATAAAGTTATGGCATTAAAAAGAAAAACAACTAAAAAGAAAAGTACCGTAAATAGTAGTGGTAACTACACTAAACCGGGAATGCGTAAAAGATTATTTAATTCTATCAAGGCTGGTAGTAAAGGTGGTGCACCGGGTCAATGGTCTGCACGTAAAGCTCAAATGCTTGCTAAACGTTACAAAGCTAACGGAGGTGGATACAAATCCAAGAAATGATGAAAGACCTAACGCTAAATATTGGTAATATAATCTGGATCATAGGTATTATATTCACAATGGGTATAGCATATAGCCAAATAGCACAATTATCAGATGATATGATTGTACTAGAATCTAGGCTAGAAAAAAAAATAAAAATGATCAATGAATCGGAAGATAAGATTGTAGAATTAGAAAAAGAAATTATTAGGCTACAAGAATCAAGATGTAAGTAATGGCAAAGACTAAACAACAAAAAAGTCTAACTAGATGGACTAAGCAGAAATGGAGAACGGCAAGCGGAAAGAAATCTTCCGAAACCGGAGAGGTATATGCACCTTCTAGAACTATATCTAAACTTAAGAGTACTAAGAAAGGTAAAAAGAAATTGGCTGCAGCTAATGCAAAGAAACGTGCTGCTACCAAGAAAGGTAAACAACACGCAAAACATGGTTTGCATAAAGGAAAGAAAAGATAATGGCAGTTAAGAAAAAAGATAGTAGATTAGCTAAAGCTGGTGTATCAGGATATAACAAGCCTAAACGTACACCAGGACACCCAAAGAAATCTCATATTGTTGTAGCCAAAGAAGGAGACAAGATTAAGACTATACGTTTTGGACAAAAGGGTGCAAAGACTGCCGGTAAACCAAAAGCAGGTGAGTCAGCTAAAATGAAAGCTAAACGTAAAAGTTTTAAGGCTAGGCATGGCAAAAACATAAAGAAAGGCAAAATGTCTGCTGCTTACTGGGCAGACAAAGTTAAATGGTAGGATATGACAGCAGCAAATTTGAAAGAACTAGGATTTACTAAAATGGGTCATCATGAAGATGATGATTGGCCAGAAGGATATTATTATTTTAGCATTGAATTTGGAGACATGCTGTTTCATACTGGAGGTAATGATGAAGCTGAAGAAGATGGAGGATGGTATATTCAAGATCCTGCAATGACAATCAAAATATGGCAATATTCGGAAGCCAAAATGTTAATTGACGTACTTAGACGTAATACGGTTTCTAAAATAACTATCTAAACTTTTTTTATTTAAACTATTTTTGTTACTTTTGTTTTTATTAACTTTAAAAACAGTAACATGTCAAATTCAAAAACCAACCCAAATCTTCAGGATACTAATCCAGAAATGTCAAAAGAAGAAATGGCAGCACGTAGAGAAGAGATAACTCAATTCTACAAAGACAACATTCCTCATTTAGAAGTTCAAGCAGATTATGAAACACTTTTAGCTGCTATTGAAAAAGCTAGAGCAGAGCGTATGCAAGCTCAAATGTTTATGGCTCAACAGTATGCTGCTCAAAAAGGTGAAGGTGCTCCAGATCCTAATACAGAAGAAGGTAAAGCATTTCAAGAAGCAATGGTAAAAGCAATGCAAGGTGAAACAGCTTAAGAAAGGTAGCAGAGGTTCTGATGTAAAAACTCTACAGACAGCATTAGGACTTACCGCAGATGGGGTCTTTGGACCCTTAACAGAAAAAGCTGTAGAAAGATTTCAATTAGACAAAGGTCTAATGGTGACTGGAGTAGTTGATGCAGACATGTGGGTATTAGTACTTAACATGGAGTATACTATAGATGAGGCAATAGATGAGGATACTGATTCAACATCACAGTATTTTACTACAAGATTTGATCAAGTAATCCACAGACATTATTTACCTAAAGGAGAATATATTAAAGGCCCAATAAAAAATCACTATATATTTTTACATCATACAGCAGGAAACCCAAACCCATACAGATGTATTGATCACTGGGGAAGAGATTCAAGAGGTAGAATTGCTACTGAATTTGTTTTAGGTGGTATTAATCATAGAAATGGTGATGATGAATTTAATGGTGTTATGGTTCAGGCATTTCCAGAAGGATGTCAGGGTTGGCATTTAGGTAGAACAGGATCTGGTTATATGAACCGTCATTCTGTAGGATTAGAAATATGTAATATGGGCTACTTAGATAGTAAAGATCTTACTACTTATGTAGGTTCTAAATGTATTAAAGAACAAGTATGTGAGTTACCTGAGCATTTTAAAGGTAAATTACATTGGCATAACTACTCAGATGAACAGATTAAAGAAACTGAAAAGTGGATTAAGTATGTTGCTGAAAGAGATGAGATAGACATAAGACTTGGATTAAAGCAATACATAAAAAAGTTTGGTCCAACAAAAGGATTTGATTTTCAAGAAGATGCATATTACGGTAAAGTCAAAGGATTGTTAACACATACCAATGTTAGAAAAGGAAAGATGGATTGTTATCCTCATCCTGATTTTGTTGATATGATAATGAGTTTATAAAATGGCACTAGTAAATAAAGTAGATCTTAAGCACCAAGTAGATATCAATGTATCAATAAAGTATCAGATAGTCACATATTGTTTCTTTAATGATATACGTATAAGTAATTCTGACTTAGATTTTTTAAGTGAATTAGCAAAACAAAAAGGCGTTGAATTAACTAAATTTTGCACTAATACTGTTGAAACTAACATATTTAAAAGTGCACAATCTGCTAGAAATGCTATTACTAAGGCAGAAAAAAAGGGTTTATTGATTAAAACGGGACACAATAAAAAAACAATTAAATTAAATCCTAATATTAATGTTCAATCCAATGGTCTAGTTTTATTAGACTATAAAATATTAGGCCGTGAATCCGAAGAATCATAAAGACTTGAGAAAGGGTATTGCAGATGAGGTTGGAGTTCATCCATCAGTTGTAGATGATTTTATATCATTTTATTATGCAAAAGTTAGAAAGAAACTTTCAACCTTAGCTTATCCTAGAATAAATATAGATGGATTAGGTACATTTTACCTAAGAAAAAATAAACTTGAAAAGGCTATTTTAAAAAACAAAAGTTTATTGGGTAATATAACTAAAAGAACATATAACGGTTTTGCACAAAGTGAAGAAATTCACAATAACATAAAGCAAATGAATGCCGCTATGGATCAATTAGAAAAAGACATACTAAAGAAAAAAGAATTTAGAAATGAAAGGGAAGTGGAGTAAATATCTTGATGTATTTAAAAATGCAGATAAAATTGCAGAAGGAATTAAGAATAGCATTTTTAAAAAAGAACACATTGAAGCAGTAGCAACTGATAGATTTCAGGTTTGTATCAAATGTTCTTTATTTGATGCAGGAGGTGATAAGTGTATGGCTCCTGGTACTCAGCCTTGTTGTGCAAGTTGTGGTTGCAGTTTAGCTTTTAAAGTAAGATCTTTATCTTCTGAGTGTCCAAAAGGATATTGGGATTCATATACATCAGAAGAACAAGAAGAATTAATAACAAAACAAATAGAAGATAATGAAACTAATAATTAACTATGTATACAATGATACTGTAACTTCTTTAGAGATAAAGAATACTAACTCATACTGGTATACTACAATATCATAGATATGGGACTAAAATTTATAGAAGAAGGTCATGTGTATGAAAGCACTAACGAAGAAAAAATAAACTGGCTAAGTGTAACATCATTCATTGCTAAGTTTAAACCTAAGTTTGATAGAGATGGTCAAGCCAAAAAATCATCTAAGAATAAAAGATCTAAGTGGTATGGTATGACACCAAAAGAGATTATTGCTGCATGGGATGGTGAAACTGAAAGAGCAATTAAACTTGGTAACTTTTATCATAACCAAAGAGAAGCGGATATGCTAGATCTTAAAACAATTGGTAGACATGGTGTGGAAGTTCCTATCATTAAACCTATTATTGATGAACAAGGAATTAAAATTGCACCAAAGCAAAAACTTGATGAAGGAGTTTATCCTGAACATTTAGTATATTTAAAATCAGTTGGTTTATGTGGTCAAGCAGATGTAGTTGAAGTAGTTAATGGTTACATAAATATCAATGATTACAAGACAAATAAAGAAATAAAAGAAAAAGGATTTACTAATTGGGAAGGAATAACTAATAAAATGTATAAGCCTGTTAATCATTTAGATGATTGTAATTTAAATCATTATAACTTACAGCTCAGTATTTATGCGTATATTATTAAAAAGCACAACCCTAAATTAAAAATAGGCAAACTAACTATACAACATGTAAAGTTTAAACAAGTTGGTGAAGATGCTAATGGTTATCCTATTAATGAACATGTAAATGGAGAGCCAGTTTTAGAAAATATTAAAATCTATGAACTACCATATCTAAAGGATGAAGTTAATTCTATTATAATGTGGTTAAAAGACAACAAACTATGAAAGAATATACAGCAGCAGTAGAAATACAATCAAGAAAATCTAAAGTACCTACTGATTTTAGATTTGAGCAAACAAAAATATGTATTGATCTAGGTAAAGTAGTGTGGTTTAAAGAATACTTTCATGTAGCTACAGATAAGTTTCAGAATACACATGCAGAAGTATTGCTATTTGGTCAAACTAAACCAATCATTTTAGTTATTGGATATGAAGAATTAAAAAAAGATGTATTAACATTTCAAAAAATAAATAAATAATGGTGATAAGATTATTTGATATTCAAAATAGTAAAGTTGTATTAACAGAACACTGTTATGCATTACCATTTTTAAAAGGTATAATGGAAGAATATCCTGATACACATATGGCAGTATACCAATATTTATTTTATATGTCATGTCCTAATCCTGATCTAAATCCTTTTTTTAATTTACCTGAACATGAAAAAGAGGATATAATTATAGAAGAAATACAACTTGAAGAATCTCCTGAAGACAGTAAAATAAGATATGCTTTAGATATGTGTAAGAAATTATATGAAACTCCAACATATAGAGCATATGTAGGTATAAAATCTATGTTAGATAGATTGGCTAAGTATATGGAAGTTACGGCAATAGAACACGGTAGAGACGGAAATATCAATGCTATGGTAAATGCAGCTGCTAAGTTTGAAAATATAAGACAGTCATATAAAGGTGCATTTACAGATATGAGACAAGAACAAGAAAGCTCAGTACGTGGAGGTGCAGGACTTGCTTATGATCAAATGTAGATGAGTAAAAACAAAACACAATGGTTATTTTGCTATTGGGATGAACCGGAATTTAATTATAAATCAACAAATAAAAAAAATGAAAAATCAAGTAGTAGTACCAGTAGGGATGAAACTCTTAATAAAAGAGATAAAACCAGAAACAAAAACTAAGTCAGGGTTATATCTACCTGAGATAGCACTTAAGCAAACATTTCAAGGTAAAGTGGTAGGTAGAGGTGATGAGGTTACTGAAATACAAATAGGTGATGTTGTTCAATATGCAGAACATGCAATGCCTACACCAATGAAACACCAAGGAGAAGATCATTTGTTATTACAAGTAGGTGATGTATATGCTATCATAAGATATGAGTAGAATCATACCTACATATGAAAATGGAAAGTGGGATGTAACATCATTTGAAAGTGATGAAGACTTTGCAGAATATCTATATAGTATTTTTAAAGAACCTGGTAAATATAATTTTACTAAAATAGCTTTTGAATTTAATAAAGAGGCAAGGGTATTTAATGAGCAAGGGTTTTATTGTAATAAGCCATTTAGATCAAAAGATTTTACTGCTTATTGGGAAGATCAAAAAAATAAATGTAGAGTAGGAGTTATATATAAAGATGGTGATAATGAATGGTATTTAACTAGAGATTATTACATGTGGTTAAACTTCTTACCAATATTTGATAAAGAAGAAAAGCATTATGGTTTTGCTAAGGTAAGAGATGCACAGTATCACATGGCTTTATATGAGCTATTAGCTGAGTTAAATAATCAGCATTCTGCAATACTTAAAAAACGTCAGATAGCATCCTCATATTTTCATATGGGTAAGATTATAAATCAATATTGGTTTGAAGAAGGTTCAATTTGTAAAGTAGGAGCATCATTAAAAGATTATATTAATGATAAAGGTTCATGGAAGTTTTTAGAAGAATATAAAACATTTCTTAATGAACATACCGCATGGTATAGACCAAGTAATCCTGAAAAGGTTTTACTATGGCAACAGCAAATTGAGGTCAAAGTAAACAATAGAAAAACATCAAGAGGTCTCAAATCAAAGATACAAGGTGCTTCATTTGAAAAGAATGCTACTACAGGGGTAGGGGGTCCATGTACATATTTCTTTCATGAGGAGGCAGGAATTGCTAAAAACATGATGCAGACATATGAGTATTTGCGTCCTGCAATGTCATCCGGTATGATGACTACAGGTATGTTTATAGCTGCTGGATCAGTGGGTGATTTAGAACAATGTGGTCCATTAAAAGAAATGATACTTAATCCAAGTGCTAATGATATATATGCTGTAGAAACAAATCTAATGGATGCTGAGGGAGCAATTGGTATGGCAGGATTATTTATCCCAGAACAATGGTCTATGCCGCCTTATATTGATGATTACGGTAACTCACAAGTTCAAGAAGCAATAGAGGCTATAATAATTGAAAGAAGCAGATGGAAGAATGAATTAAGTGGAGAACAGTATCAATTAAGAATATCTCAAAAACCACTTAATATAGCTGAA